CAGCGTGATCCACGTTCCCGGCTGATAATTTCCGCCGGAGCCTTGATCGACAGCCGCCTGAAACTGGATATTCAGCGTCGCGGACGAGCCGGTCGTGAACGCTGTGCCGGTGGTGCAGAGCAACTGCGTCTTCTGCCGGCCGATGCCGAGGTCCGTTCCGAACACGGATCGCGTGCCGATGATGTTCGGGGGGGCCACGCCGACGCCGGCGCCGGTGAGGTCGATGACGTTCGAGGCGACGCCCGCGCCCGCCGCCGTGTTGGCGAGGGAGAGGGGGGCGCCGAATGGCACAAATTGAAGAAGGCCGTCGATTTCCATGAGATTTCTCCTTCGCCTGCGCGATCAGGTCAGTCGGCTTTCGGTGTTGAGAATTTGGTCCGAGATGTCGATCGGGATATCCCGCCACTTCATGACGGCGACGCCCGCGTACTGGTCGGGGCTCATCAGCACGTTGCGGTTGCGCATGGCCTGAACCTGCATCCAGTGGCCGAGCGTGCGGTTGACGAAGATGCGATGGCGCACGCCGGGGTCGCCCTCGGGGTCGTCAGTCTCGGTGATGCCGGACGTGTCGCTGGTGAGCGATGGGAAGAAGAACTGCATCTCGGCGAGGGTCGCGAAGATGTCGAGCGCGTTCGGCCCGGCGAGGCCCGCCGTGGTGACGTCGATGTTGGCGATGCGCCCGCCGTAGCGCCAGTCCTTCGGGCAAAGGCCGATCTGCTGGCGGAAGAAGCCGGTGAACGCCTCGTACTGGTTGCCCAGCGAGTCGTAGGCGGCGCGGACGTCCGACTTGTCCTCGAAGTCGAGGCCGGCGTGGGAGTCTTCCGGGTAGACGCAGAAGATGGTCTCCGGCCCGAGGCCGAGCCACCAGAGCGACGTGTTGGACGATCCAGTACCGCCGCCGTCGAACACGTTGGCCGCGTTCTGCGTGTTGGCTGTGTTGACCGAGTTGTAGAAGGTCGAGAGGCCCTGAAACGCCGCCGGGTTGGTGGCGGTGTTGCCGTAGAGCATCGTGAACTCGATGGTCTGGCCCATGCCTTCGAGGAACGCGACATCCTCGGAGCGCCGGAACTTCTCGGTGTTGCCGGTGCGCTCGGCGAGCGTGCGGTCGACGACCGAATAATCGGTCAATTCGCCGATGGACACGCGGTCCTGCGCGGTCGTGCTCTTGCTCGACGGCGTGCCGGTGTTGATCATGCGCCACGAACCAGTCGGGATCGACGTGCGGTAAGTGAACATATGGGCGCTGCGCTCGTTCGCTTTCACGAACGGGAAATTTTTGTAGATGGCGAGCTTCTGGCTCATCATCTCGGCGACGCGCGGGATGTTCCCCTGCACGTCCATGCGGGAGGCGACGTCAACGATTGTTGGGAATTGTCCGGTCGCCATTTCAAGCGCTCCTATTCATCATTTCGAGGCGTAGAGGGAATTGGATGGCCGCTTGCCGTTGTTCTTGGTCGGCTGCGGAGGGACGTTCGGTTGCCTGGGCTCGTCGAGAACGCCGCCGAGCGCATGGAGTATTTCAACAAAAACCGGGTGATCTCCGGCCCCGGTGATGCGCACGAAATTCTCAACGCGCTCGGCTTGGGCGTTGTATTTTGGCGACCCAGGGACCGCGCCGCCGGCCAGAATCGACGTCGCGAGATCGCGCGCGCGAACGGCGACGCCCATTGCGGCGTCATGGCCGGAGCCGCCGACAAAGGGGCTGGCGAGGATTTCCTTGCGCCAGCCGGCGCGCGTGTCGTTCCAGACCTGCACCTGCTTGGCCGCCTGCTCCTGCACGAACGCGGTGGCGGCTTCGTTGAAATAGCCGACGGCCTTCTGCGCGGCCTCGGGCGTCAGCTTGTGCTCGCGCGCGAACTCGGTGAAGGCGGCGACCTTCTCGTCCTGCGGCTTGACGTGATCGGGGAAATCGAACTTGTATTCGACCGGGGCTTCCGGTTCGGCCTCGGCGGCCTTTTCCTCGGTCGCGGGCTTCTCGGCGTCGGGCTTGGCCTCGACCTTCGTTTCCGGCTTGACCTCCGCGGGTTTGGCGTCCGCTGGCTTCGTCTCGACGGCGGGAGACTCGGCGGCCTTCTCGGCGGCCTTGGCCGGCTCCGCGCCGGGAGCCTTGAAGGTCTCAAGCAGCGTCGGGATTTCGTGGGGATGCTTCGGCGCTTCCGGCGCGGCGGCGACCGGTTCAACAGCCGGGGCGGCGACGGGCGCTTCGACGGCGGGAGCCGGAGCGTCGGGATTGACGATGGGTTCTTCGCCGGCCATCAGCGTTTGCCCTTCTCAGGCTTCGGCTTCGGGAAGCGGGGATCGTGTTCAATCCGCATCAGGCGCACGCCTTCAAAATCGCGGATCGTCCATTGGTCGAGGAAGTGGTCGGAAACCGACTTGACGCCAGCGCGGAAGAAACTCGCGTGTGGATCGGGAAAGCCATTCGGACCCGCGCCGAATCGCGCGTCCATGATGCCGGCCGACTTGAGCAGTCCCCACATTTCGCGGCGACCGACCGGCGAAGCGAACGTCGCGCGCCACCAATCTTCGGCCTCGCGGTCGTCAAGCTCGGCGCGGCGCGCCTGCTGCTTGAGACGTCGCGCGTCAGCGGCGCTGTCGGGAGAGCCGGGATCCGGCTCCGCGCGCTCGGCGTCGTCATCGTCAGGTTCGAGCGGGTCAATTTCATCATTGCTCACGCATTCGCCCCTGGGAGGATGATCCCGCCGGGGCTGAGCGACGCGCGATAGCCAAACTTGCGGTTATCGCGCATGAACGGCTTGACGGGCTCGGGGATGATTGCGCCGGCCTTACCGGTCTTGCCGCGCTGGGTCTGATCGACGAGGCGGATCACGGCCCGCAGATTCTCGGCCAGCTTGACGAAATTCAGGTTCTTCTCGCCCATCGCGATATGGACGGTTTCGCCGTCGATCTTGTAGCCGCGCAGCCAGCCGCCGGCCTTCTTGTGGCACTCGCCCATAAGTTGGCCGATGGGCCACCAGCGCATATCCTCGCGCCATTGGGAGGCTTGCTTGCAGCAGCCTTCGATCTTCTCAAGCTCGTCGCGGAGCATTTCGTATGCGCCGCCGTTGTAGCTTTCGATGGCGAGATGGTCGCAATGCTCCGCCGCGAGCGCGAGGTTTTCGCGCATACACTCGAAGATTTCAGCTTCCGTCAAGTCGCTCATCAAAGCGACGGTTGGCTTGTGTGTGGAAAATCAGCAATTGGCTGTTGAAACAACCGTGACTATCCGGTAGTCACGAGGATTATGCAGTATCGCCAAAATGTCTAACGACGATCTTTTCAACAGGAAGCAAGCCGCCGCTTATCTTCGCAAGATGGGCTGCGCGGCTTCTCCATCGACGTTGGCTAATATGGCGGTAAGCGGCAATGCAGGCGGAGGCCCGCCGTTCATCGTGTACCGGAATCGAAAACGACGGCACGTCAGCTACAGGCGCGTCGATCTGGACGAGTGGGCGGCGAAGAAAATCCGGAGGGTCGAGTGATGGGCGTCATGACTAAACGTCGGCTGATATCAAAGGCCAAACGACACGCCGCCCAGCGCGGAAGGGAACGTGAGGATGAGCGGTTTTTGGGTGGCATGCGCAGGCGGATGCAGGCGACCGTTGACGCCTGCAATTTCTATCGCAGCATCCCCGCCCCCCTCATTGCGGACGCGGAATAATGGGCGAATCCCGGCGCAAGGCCCAAATCATAGGAGTTGAAATGTCTGGTCTGATCGGAGCGAAGTCCTGCCGCTCGTGCGAATATAGGCTCAAGCTGCAAGGCAAGCTGTTCTGCCGGCGCTATCCGCCGCAGAACATCGGCGGCCTCGTGCCGGGGCCGGAAGGGCGGCCGATGACCATGTTCATGTCGAGCTATCCCGAGACGAACCCCGACCTTCCGTGCGGCGAGTATGTGCGCAACGGCGCGCACGCGGCGGAGGAATTGCAGGACGCGGCGAAGGCCGCGACGCAGCAGTGAGCGAGGTTGAAGCGGCGGCGGTTGGGGGATCGCATGATAAGAGATTGATCAAGGCCAGCGTCGGCCACAGCCCGTGGATCAAGGTCCGTTCCAATCCGAAACGCGGGCCGTGGATAGCCCCAGGTGAGGATGTACCCCCCATCCTCATCGAGGGATACCGGCTCGAAACACTGCACTACATGCGCGAAAAAGAAACGTCGCCGGATATATATCGTTTCTGGGTTCATGAGAGCCTGACGATTGACCAGGCTTGCGCGATGATTATGGAAGGTTACGCGCGATGATCCTCTCCCGCCGAGGCGTCCTGCGCTGCTTGACCGGGCTGATCGCTGCACCTGCGATTGTGCGGGCCGACGCGTTGATGCGGGTGGTGGCGCCACGTTTGGGTGAAATAGGAAACCCCGTTATTGGGTTGCCGCCGCCACCTGGATACGAATGGCGAACGTCGTTTCCGACGGCGAAATGGCGGATGCTAAATTCTGGCGATCCAGGCATTCGTTTGTGGGAACTTAACGAATATTTCGCAGACCTGAAATATTTGTCATTGGCCGCCCCCGCCCAGCATCGCGCCGAGGGCTGAATTTCCGCCAGGCAGTTGCGTCTGGCTCAGGGTTTTAGCGGCGTCCACGCCCGCCATCGCTTGCCCAGGAGCCGCCGCTTTCTGCATCTCGTCGTGCCGGATTTGATCGTGCTGCACGACTTCGCCGTCTGTGAAAAACAGATTCGGAGGGAAGTCGTTGAGGTCGCCGTAGTGGCGGAGCGCCTTGTCGAGATTGATGATGCGGATGGGATCGGGGACGCCGGCCGCCTTCGCCGCCGACGAGAGCGCGCCGGCCGTCTGGAAAACGTCTTTCATGCTGACCGACTCGGCGCTGCGTTGCGCCAGCCGCATGATCGACGTGAAGCCGATCTTTAGAGGCACGCCATGCAAAGACGGCGGCGGCGGCTTGAGCATCTTGCGGCGAGACATGATGTTCATGACGCGCTGGAGCATCACTTCGAGCGCCTGTTCGGCGAGCGTGATGACCGGGCCGAGTTCCTGCAAGCGTTCGAGGTCTCGCTTCGACAGTTCAAGTTCGTTGCGCGGCTGCACGCCCTCCATCTTGGTGATAGCCATGAACAGGTCGACGTAAAGGCATTTCTCGACGCGAGCGTTGACTTGCGCGATGTCGGCGGTGATCGCGGGGAGCCATTGCGGATTAGGCTCGAACAGCGGGAAAAAGCCTTTCTTCCCTCCGTCGGTGTTGAAATAGGTGATGTTGCCTTCGATGATCGAGGCGGGCTCGGATTTCAGTTCGGGCGACGCGCCCATCGGCGGACGGACGCCTTTGCCGATATATTCGGCCTTGCGCATCGTCTCCAACTGCACCTGCTTGGAATCGCCAAGGCAGTCCTCGCAGGGGCCGTGGCCGTAGGGGTCGTTCGACACCTGAGACCACATCAGCGTGAAATTCGGCTGCACGTTGAAGCCGCGCCGGCTTAGCGGCTTCTTCGATTTCGAGCCGCGCAGCCAGTAGACCTCGCGATAGGCGAAGTGGTCGGGGACAATACGGACGATGCGGTCTGGGTCTTTTGAGCGGCGATCCCGGATCGGCGTGTTCGGCTCGATGGCGTGCGCCACGACAAATTCGAGTTGCAGCGAGCCGCCACCCTCGCGCCAGGCGTTCGCGACTTCCTGCGGGCAATTGTCGATTCCGAAGAAATCGACGATCTGGATCACGTTGTAGGTGAACTCGCGATAGAGCGTGTTGTTGGTGAGGGAGCCGCCGACGTCGAGGTAATATTCGCCCGCGCAGGGCAGATAGAAGCTGACGACGCGATCAAAGTCCTCGTAGCAGATAATCGGCGCGGTTCCGAAAACGATCTCGTCTTTGAACGCCTGCGCCATGATCGTGTAGAAATTCGACTGCGCCAGCACCGTGTAAATGCGGTCCTGCGTGTCCTTGAGCCACGACGTCGCGTCAGCGTCGAGATTGAGCCACGGCAAAGCGTTCGCCAGCTTGAACCAAGGCCGGGAGGGCGACGTGAGGCCGGACCACATGCCGCCGGCCGCCGTGCGAACCGCCATCAGCCCGGTCGAATCCTTGATGGCGTCGTTGACTGGAAGGTCTTTGTTCATCCGGTTGGCGGTGATGACCCATTTGTAGCGGCGCGGCAGAAAATAGCGCGCGAGCACCTCCCAATAGGCCCACGCCGACCAACGCCAGGCGCGCAAGGATTGAAGGCGGCTTTCGGAATGATCGTAGGTCGCGCCCCAATCGGGATCGACGGCTTTCTGGTTTCGCGGAGTGACCGGCTGCATGGACAAGAGCGAGACGGACATATCCTCATATGCCGCGTAATTACCGGTCATGTCGTTCATGGCTTACTGCCCGTCGCCGAGAAATGATTTCGCGGTCGCGGGCGCGGAGGCCCCGGCGCTCGACGATTTGAGCGTGCCGCCGAACCCCATGCCGCTCGCGCTAGCGGCGGCGGCGCGCGCGGCGGCGGCGGCGTCCTGCACGCCCGCGTTCGCCATCGTCGGCGGAGCCGGGGGCGGGGCGGGCGCGGGCGGGGCTTTCGGGTTGAAGATCGACATGTCGGGCCTCGTCAGTAGGGACCAGTATATGCATCGTCCTTGGACTTGTCCAAAGCGGCGAAGGGATCATATTCCACAAGCATTTGTCGTGGCCTGGACGCCCGTGCGGCGATAGTGATCGGCTCGGCGAACGTCAGGATGGCGGAATCGAAGTCGTCGGGCGAGTGTCCGATCTTGGCCTTCACCAGTTCTTTCGGCTCGAGCAGCAGCCGGTCATTCTGAAAAGTGTACGTCGTCTGCGTCAGCGCGGCCATGAGCGATTGGTTTTCGCCGGGGAGCGCGCCGCCGCGCTTGATCCAGTCGACGAACTCGAACGCCATTTCCGACCGTTTGTTGAAGAATTTGGTCTTGTTCGCGGCTTGGCCGGAAAAGTGGACGCCGATAGGCGAGCGGCCGAGCACGCGAAGCTGATCTTCCCAGCCGGAGCCAAAGCCGCCGGTGGCGTCGATAAAGGCGGCGTCCGCGCCCCATTGTAGCCATTCGCGATTGACCCAGGACGCGCCTTGCAGCGAGTCGATGCCGCGACGCTTCTGGAACGGAAACATCTGGATGCCTTGGCGGAAGGCCATCGAGCACGAGTCGTTGCCGAATCGGGCGACGTCGATCCCCATGATCTTTGGGACGCGGCCTATCTCGTGCTCACGGTAATATCGCCGCATGGCGGCCTCGACGTCCTCCTGGCCAATCAGACTGTCAATCGACGAGGAGGGGAATTCTCCGAAGATGTCGGACTTCACCCAATTGTTGTCACGACCCCACTGGCGGATTTGCTCGCGCGCGTACTCAATGGGGATGCGCGGCGACCTCTTCGGGTCGTCAGGGTCTCCGGTGATCGTGATGACGTTCCATAGATGCGCCGCCGACGTGCATGCGCGATAGAGTGGCCCGGCGAGCTGCGTCGGGTTTCCGGCCTGCACGATATGGCATTCGAGCGTGCCGGCGAACGCGGCCTCGGCGGAAACCATCACGGCGTCGGTCATGCCGCCGGATTCGTCGATCAGGAACAGCACGTAATCGGCGTGGAAGCCGGCGAGCGCCTTGGCCTGTTCCTCGGTCGAGGCCGACTTCGGCCATGACTTCGCCGACATGAACCACGTCGCCGGAGCCTCGTTGGCGAAAATGCGGGTTTTCGTCCAAGTGAACCCCTGCTTGAGCAGGGGCGACTTTTCCTGCCATTTCGCCATTTCTTTCCACAGGCCGTCGGCAAGGTTCTGGACGGTGATGGAAAGCGCGCCGATGTTCGAGTTTCGCCGCGTCAGCAGGTAATTCCAGCCTATCCACGCGAGGACTGTGGTTTTTCCTGGCCCCTTGCAGGCCCTCAAGGCTAGGCGCGGCGATTTTGGGAATAGAGCGAGCGCCTCGTCCTGCCACTTGTCAGGCGTGACGCCGAACAATTCGCGGACCATCATCCGCGGCGCGGCGCGCCAACGCGCGAGATGGCCGGCGAACTCTTTGGCCTCGGATGGCGTCATAGCCGCGCAGTTAGCCGAATGGCTGGCGCGGCGTCAAATGGCCGATCAGGGCGTTGGCGCGGCCGGGGCGGCGAGAACCGGTCTTTTGGAGCGATCGTCCCGCGCGGCGAGCCGGTCGATAACAGCGGCGATTTCCAGAGCCAGACCGCGCCTGATCTTGTCACCGCCCATGACGCGCAGGGTGTGCGCGGCTTGCGCTGGCGTCATCAGTTCTTCCGGCAGCGTATATTGCTTTCGGTTCACGGCTTTTCCCCTTCGACAAGATGGCGGCCGATGTCGCGGATCGCCGCGCGCGGCATGGCGTCACCCTTCCGCTCTGATCTCAAGCGGAGCGCCCTTCCGGCAAGAAAAGCCGCCAACAGGCTTGCGAACCAGAATGCGACCACGGCCAACCCCCTTGGATTCGAGCACGCGGATCACCGACCGCACGGAAATCCCCAATTCCTTCGCCGTCGCCGACTTGCGCCAGCCGCGCTCATGCAATTCGATGATGCGATCGGCCTGCAACATCGCCGACGGGCGTCTGCCGCGATATTTGCCCTCCGCGCGGGCTTTGGCAATGCCGCATTTTTGCCTTTCCAGCATCATTTCGCGCTCGAACTGCGCGAAAGACGCCAACATGGACAGCATCAGGCGTCCAGTCGCCGACCTCGTGTCCACGGTGTCGCCGCCGAGGTTGAGAACCCGCAAAGCAAAGCCCTTTTTGTTGAAGTTTTCCACAAGATGCAGCAAATCTAGGATCGAACGGGCCAGCCGATCCATTTTGGTGACGACGAGAGTGTCGCCGGGCTGCAATTCGGCGAGCGCGGCGGCAAATTCGGGTCGATCAGCGACTGACGAGACTTCCTCGTTGTAAATAATATCACAATGGGCGGCCGTCAGGTCTCGGATTTGTTCTTCTAGGCCGGCGTTTTGAGAATCTGTCGAAACGCGAGCGTACCCAACGAGTTTTCCGGTCATTTCTGCGACTCCTTGCGCGCGGCGCGGACGTTCACGCCGTATTGGCGCAGCCGGGCGTAGAACACCGGCCTTGACAGCCCGATCTCGTAGCAAGCGCGGTCGACGCCGAAGTTGTAGAATTTGAGCGCAAACATGATGACGTCGCGCTCGACGTCCTTAATAGGACGAGGCTTGCCGGCGGCGCTCAATAGGGAAACCGTGGGGTCGAGGGGCTCGCTCATACCCCCGTTATCAAATCAAGACATGCAAAAGTCAACACAAAATATGCGATAATTTGTCTATTGGTGCGCCGTCGCCTCGTCCTGCCGGCCAAGCTCAATGATATCGGCCAATTGGGCGGGTGACGGTTCGGGCAGGCCACGCTCGCGGTGAAAACGCAGCGTCCATTCCGCAACGGACTCGCGCGCCAAGAAGCCGATGCGGCGTGCAAGGGCATGTGGGTCGCGGGCGGGAAAATCCGTCACCGCAGCAAACCCCATGCCACGGCAAAAATCAGCGCCCAAAACGGCGCTGAGAACAGTAACCCATTGATGATCGCGCGCGGGTTCAAAACGGTCGCGACCGCGCGCACGAACACAGGCGGCTCGACGACGGGCAGCTCGACGTAATTCATCGCGTGGTCTCCGTGGTCAGCCGCGAATTGCGCGGTCAAGGCGTCCGAACTCGTGCGCCATTGCGTTCAACCGCTGTTCGAGCATCATGATCCGCTCGCACATTTCCATGCCGAGACCGAGCGCAACCGCTTTCGGGCCACCAATCGCGCCCCCGTTGCCGGTCGGCTCGCCGCCGGCCACAAAATCGGCCAACGAGCGCAGTCCTTCGAGCCGCTCCTCGGCGCGCTTCACCAATTCAGCGAGCGCCAGCGCGTGATAGGACAGGCTGTTCTCGTCGACCGATGGGCGAACGTCGGCCGGCGGCATTTGCCGGTAATCGTCGCCGTTCAGCACAAAGCGTTTGTCGGCCGTTCCTGTCTGGTAAGCGTTCATTTTAGGGTCTCCGAAATGGTTAGACGCTCGGGCCGGGGTCGAACCGACAACCTGCTCTACGGCGGTAAAGCAAGCTCATTCCCAATGCCGCGCATCCGCCATACACATAATCCAGATAGCGGGCGTGGGCAAGTCAGCGCAGGGCGGCGTCGATCATGGTGCGCCAAATCTCATCGGGGTCAATGATAAATTCGCCGAACAAGATCGTTGCCATGCACCGTCACAGCCAGCAGCGCCTCAATCTCTCCACGCCGAGCCTGTTCCAACGCATCTTCCAGCCATCGAACAATCTCAGGATCAGCCCCGGTCGCCGTCGGAACCTTCTGGCCGCGAAACCCTATTATCTTGCCACCCATGAAACCATCTCCAAAAAATCCCCCCAAAAAATTCTGGGAAAGATGTGGGGGGTGTGTATATCGCGGACGGGGCGATGCCCACCCCGAACCCCCAACTCGCCCATATGGACGTGCCTCGGCCAAGGATCGAAGGGGCGGGGGACTGATCGGGTCGAGAGCCGACCGGCTGGCCTCGCGCGGGTGTGATCGGCGATCAACCCACTAGATGTTGAACCCGGCAATAGACCGAGGTCCAGTGTCACGTTTCGTCCGATTTATCCTGTTCGATCAGTTGACCCTCGATCACCTTCCCGTCGAGCGCCATCGACTGCTTGATTAGGTCGCCGAGGTTGAACGTCACGTTGTGCTCCGCCGTGAGCCGCTCCTTCCAGTCCTCGCCGCCGACGTTGAGCAGCCCGAGCTTGATCGCTGACATGCGCGTCGAGTCTCCACCGCGTCGCACGATGTCGATCAAGTGGCTCTCGTACATGAACTGACGAGCGCCTTTGCCGCGTGCGTGGGCCTCAGCGAATTCACGGTGAGAAGAAGACCATTTACTAATCGTCTCCCTTGTCACTCCGAGGACGGCTGCGATGGCTCCGACGGTGTGTCCGAGCGCGGAGAGTTCGAGGAACTTGTCGGCGAGTTCAGGCGTGTATTTCGGGGGAGCGCCGATGCGGCGGAGCGCGGTCGCTGGGAGGGTCGGGGTGTAGGGTTCGAAGTGGCTATTGAACGAGGCGCGTTTGGCGTCGAGTTCGGCGAGGGACTGGTTTGCAGCGGCTTGAGCGGGCGAGAGCTTTGGCGGGTTGTGAGCGACGCGCTTGGTTTTGCGAGAAGGGGCGGCCATTCGTGGTGTCCTGGGATGGGGCGGTTCGTCGGTTATATCGGATGGTGCTGTGAATGTAAGCCGCGCGCGAGGGTTTCCCTTTACAAAAAGATGGGGTTTGCGGGAGTTTTCCATCAACCAGTAACGATCAGCGGGACTGCCCTTACAGGTTGGTCAGCTTCACTGACCTATTTTGAGGTGTTGATGATATGTGGGTGATACATTGCTCGTGGCGCGTTAATGTGCCATCTATGATTGATGGCGGGGCAACGATCCGCGCTTCGTGGCCGGAGGCGGCAGGCTGTGATGCGCCTGTATTGGCAGGGCCGGATTAGCGCGGTGCAGGCGGCGTCGGCCATTGGCGTGACATGGCGTCAAGTGGCGCGCCAGACTCCTGTGGAGTTCAATTGGAAGGTCGCCAATGACGCTTACGCCGAGAAGGTGATCGCGCGCCGACTGGCCAAGATAGATCGAGGATCGACGGAATGACGATGCGGACATATTCGGACGAGGAGCATTTGAAGTCCGCCGTGGCTATCGCCATGTGCCGATCTGGGCAGCTTACCCAAGGTGAGGCGGCGCGGCTCGGCGGCGTCAGCCGACAGACCATAAGGCGGAAAATCAAGACGATTAATTGGGACGAGCAGCGCGCAATCCACGTTTCGCACGAGTTCGATAATCGCTTGAGCGTGATGTCTCGGTCGGGAGCGCGTTACCGACCATCTCCAACCGCCAAACAACGTCGCGGAATCCTAGACCGCATCCTGCGTGAGGCCAGCGCGACGACAAACCGCCCTACTGATGGAGTTGACGATGACCGAGATTGAAGCTCGCGAGAAATGGTGTCCGCAAACGCGCGCTATATACGCAGGGCAATCCTTTAATCGCTTGGGTGAAATGTCCGAGCATCATTTGACCGCCGACCTAAACCCAGCCCCGCGCCGCTGTATCGCGTCTGACTGCATGGCCTGGCGCTGGGGCGGGCGCGATAAAGGCCACTGCGGCCTCGCCGGCAAACCCTAATGATCAGCGGCGTGAGAAGACGCGACGACGACCTCGGTATTGTCGACGCCCTTAGAGCCTATTGCGCCAAGCACGGATATCCTAACGCCATCGTGGTCGGACTGGATGGAGAAGGCGACATCGCTGGCGTCGCTAGCGCAAGGTTTCCCGCGCGCGTCGCCGACGATCTCGGCGAACAGATCAACGAGGCGCTCGCCCGCATCCATCGCGGCCAAGGCCTGCAATCCTGATCACATTTTTGTCAATTCGACAACTTCCCGCCTAACACCCTCTTGACGCCCTGCTCGCAACCTGTCAGTCTCGCAACTGTCAGGCGATAACGGCGAAGAGGAAGCATCCATCTAACCCGCCGCAACCGCCTCGGCCCGTCCAGCACCCGCGCAATAGACCGCGCACGAACCTACGAAGGCCTCGCAGCCGCGATGGCCGAACAATGGAGCTTGACATGACCGAACCCCGCAATGACGAACGCAAATACCGCCCCGGAGACTTCGTGCTCGCCGGAGGCCACTACTACCGCTGGCCCGTCGATCCCTCCCACACGCCTTGGGGACGCTCACAGTCGCGCTCCGAGATCGCGCCCGGCATTATCCACCACGAAACGGGATCGCACGGCGGCATGTTCGTCAGCGACGAGCTGCTCGCCCAAATCCCCGCCCCGTAGCGCGCCTACGCCGCCAAGTGGTCAGGATCGGAAAGCTGGTTCGAGGAGGACGTCGCATGGAGCGCCGTCGCCTTGACCTTCCCGCAGTACTTCCCCGACGAAGCCGTCACCCTCGCCGCCCGCATCGCAGGCGCGTGGCTCCCCAAACTCAACGACTGAAAGGACATCGCGCATGGCCATCAAAATCAAGATCGACACCACGGTTAGCGGCAAGCGCATCGCTCACTATTTCGGGACCGCGATGCGCTGGTTGGCGCTGCCCGTCGAAACCGCCGAGGCCGCTATCAAGGCCGGCTCGCTTTATGGCAAGCCCGTCGTCGTAGTCAAAGACTGATCGCAGACCAAGCCCGCGACGCCACTACACGCGGGCTTGTGCGGCGACCAGAGCCGATAACCAAGGAGAACCGCGAATGTCCAAACTCCCCTTCACCTTCGCCCAGGAACCGCCGCGCAAAACCACCCACGTCTTCGTCGCCGTGCTCGCCTTCGAGGTCGTCCAGCTCGTCTGGTGCGCGCTCGGAGCCTTCGGCGTCGTCGCCGCGCTCTACGCCATGCTGGAGGCGCTATCGTGAGCGCCGCGCATACGCCGGGGCCGTGGCGTCAAGAGGTCAACACGACTCTCGTTTGGGGCAAATGCAACCGCCATGACGATAGTAGCTACGGCATGGGCTATCCCGTCGCCGACGTTCAGCTTTGCCGAGGCTGGAAACGCCACGGCGAGGATAATGAGCCGACAACGGAAACCGCGCTCGCCAACGCCTGCCTGATCGCCTCCGCACCCGATCTGCTGGCGGCGTGTCGCGCCGCCTACGCATGGGGCTACGCCGAACATCACGGGCTCGGCTCATTCGCCCAACGCATCACGCTTTGCTCTCATTCCGAAAGCCTTGTGGCTATAGCCATAGCTAAAGCCGAAGGACGTCCTGTACCGGATTACAAAGGGTCAAAGCGGATGACCGTCTGGCCGAACGTCGATCTTGAGGAATCCTCGATAGCTGAGGGCGACGCGCTGGTTAAAGCCGCGTTCGAACACGAGGCCGTCGCCAAAGTCGAAGGGGAAGCGCCATGACCCAGCCCGAAATCCTGCCCACCGAAGCCCTCGCCGCGCCTATGACGCGTCACGTCCTCCTCCACGCATGGAGGAAGTCAAAGGGGCTGACCCGCCGCGACCTCGCCGAACTCACGGGATTCAGCGAATCGGGTATTGTCAACTTCGAGCGCGGCGAGCGGCGCAACATGCCTCCTCGACAATCCGTCATCTCCGAGGCCTCGTGGCGGAAGCTCGGGCTGGCCTGCGCGGCGATCGAATATGGGATCGAGCCGTTGTTCTGAAACAAGCGCGGCGGCTGTGGGCAGCGATGAGGCCCACACCGCCGCATCCGGTGATATTTGTGTTCCAGGGCGTGTGTTACGCGCCCCCCGCCTCTAAACCGGATTGGCGAACCTCCTTAAAAATCAATCTCCGCGTGAGAAGATCGTGAAGTCAGGCGGCAAGACCAGACCACCCCAAATGTGGAACATATCGGCCTCGTCAACCATTTCGGCCGCGGGCGGGTAAATCTCGATAGCGACAGCCTGCTCGCCGAGGATTTCGTTTTTTATCCGCTGCATCTCGCGCCAAGAAGGTCGAACGCCGGACAAAGACGAAATAGCGAGATGCGCATTACCGTCTCGAAGCGGACGGACAAGCAGCGAAAAAACGTGATTTTTCCGAATCTGTCGCACTTCGCTAGGCCATCCCTTTCCACTGAATACGCCGTTCGGAAGTTCAATAATCTCCCAATCGCCCCAGACGCCAGATTTCCGACGGCGCGCCTCCCTATCGAGCAAGTCGCGGCGCTCGTGTCTGGTCAAATGCTGCATGGCTGGGTTTGTCAAAAATCAATCTCCGCGTCCTCGTCGCCGATCGCCTCCGCGCGCGGCGCGTCGTAGCCGAGGATGGCTAGGAGGCGCGAGGATGCGCGGACGGGTGCGCCAGCGTATTGCTCGGCCATGTCGGCTATGTGGGCTTCGCTGGCCCTTACAGCCAATTCCCGCATCTCGCCCTTCATCTTGCGAATGTCCATCTCGTGCAGCTTATTGCCCGGCTCACCGGACGCCGCGTGAGCGATCAGCACAGCCTGCTTCTGCCGACAGTCCGCGATAAATTCCCTACGCCGGGCTGCTTCTTCGGGTCCGATATCGCGCGGCTTCTCCTCGGTCGCCTCACGGCGCAGCCGGGCCTGCTGGTCGCGCAACGGCTTCATGCGGCGCTCGCACTCGCTGCCGATCTCATAGATCGTGGGAAGGAATTGCGACCGGGAAGGAAGTCCGCCTACCGGGTCACAGACGGCCTTGACGATGGGTTCGGGATAACCGCGCAGCACGGCGACGGCGGCGCGCAAATAGACCTCAGGGTCTTCCGCGTCGCCCCTACGATAGCATCCGAAAAGCACCGTCGCGAACTTCGTCGCCTTCTCGGCGGAACACGTCGTTGTCAGGATTGTTGTTGAACTCATCGCACAGTCTCCGGGCTACGTCTTGGATCGAGGGCTTGCCGTTGCGCGTGGTCGGCGGGCCGGCGCGGGCGAATTGGTCAATGTTGCCGACCCATGTTCGCCAAGCAGCGCGCCAATCGGCCATCAGCGAACCTTTGGCGATGTGGTGATCGCGGAATTTCCGCCACTCGCGGCGGAAAATTTCTCTCGGCAGGTGGCTGGCGACGACGCAATCCTGATCGTTTGGCTGTTCGGAAGGGGCTATCGGTCGGCGAGCCTTTTGGCGAGCGGTTTTGATTTTAGGGGTAAGAGACGTAGTCTCTTGGGGTATATTACTTCTAAATTCTTCACCAAGAAGACCGGGCGCGCGTATACGCGAGGGGCTGTTTTCAGCGTTTTTCAGTAGGTTTTCAGTAGAAGATTCAGCGTTTTTCAGCGCGGATTCAGCGTTTTCAGTAGTTGATTTCAGCGTTTTTAAGCGCGAGTAAGCGCGCCGGTTCTGCTCCTGACGGGATAGTTTTTCTTTCCGGCAGGCGAGCGCCTCGGTGAAAGCGTCGAGCGCGATCTTTATCGCTTCTGGAGGCGCGCCTGCCGCGGCGAGGGCTGATGCAAGATCGCCGGGCGTCATGTGCGCGCCTTCTCCTCTCTCCGCACCGCCAACGGCGCAATCAACGGTGTTCCGGCCGGCACGACGATCTGGACCGGAGCGGGATGGTCGATCGTGCGCCAGGCGCGCGCGGAACAGGCGTTGCAGGCCCGCACGGTGACGCGGGCGTCGCTCCACGGCTCTCGAAGCAGGGCGACGCTGCATTTCGTGACGGCCCCGCACAGGTCGCAGTGCGAAGGTTCGGGCCTGTCGGTCATGCGCGGCTCACCGGCGCTTTGGCTGTCCGATCACGACATTCTTTGTCCGCGAGATCGTTGAGAGTATCGGCGGCGGCCCGCAGGTGCGCCATGAGCATGTCGGTCTCGCTTTCGCGCATCTTGATGGCCTTGAGGCACTCGCGCCGGGCGACGGTGCGCACGGCGTTGGCCTGTTGGGCGAGAGAGATGGGCCGCGCGCTCATATCGCCCCCAGATTTTTCAACGCCATCGCGGTGTCGGCCGACAGCTTGATATAGGCGGCGATGTTTAGCGCGGCGTTCTTGGAGCCGGCCGCCAGCATGGTGAAACGCGGATCGCACGCGAGATCAGCCATGAGCTGCGTGGGCTCAATTCCGGGCTTGCGAATCGTGGCTGTTAACGCCTCGACGATGAGTACGGCCATTTCGTCAACGTTGATTAGGACGGCGTTCTTGGCTCTTTCCTCGGTCATCGGCGGCTCTCCCGCTTGGGATGCAGGTAGGATTCGGCGGCCTTGGACCGGCGACGGGCGAACCAAGCGCGGCGGCGCTCGCACGCCTTGGTCCGTTCGATCAGGTCGGCGGGAGTGATCGGCTCATCGCCCGGGGGCAGAATTTGCCGCTTACGGGAGGCCCTCATCGTCGGTCCTCAGTCCTGTGGCGCGCGCTCGGCCAGTTGAGCTTCGGCAGCGTCACCGGCGCGGCGTGGTATTCGGATTTGATCTGCTCGCCGCGCTCGGGCGCGTAATTCCGGTGGCTGTTGGGATTCTGGCGAAGTTCAACGGTTCGTGAACGCGCGGGAATGTGACTGGACAAGCCTCCCGATGAGGCGCGTTGTCTCTTGCAATTCTGTGGGGTCTGTGGACTGCGCGGAGAATAAACTTGATCGGCGGCAGCAATGCCGCTATAGCCAGACTGTGACATCGGAACTCGTCCTTCCGGTTTCCAAAGGGCCGGGTCGAGCGGGTGCACGCTCCCCGGCCCGCCCTTTCTCCACCCGATTTGCGTTTTCGTCAAGCGGGTTCCGCTCATCACGAAAACGTGATCTGCGGAAACTACTCAGGCTGTGGATAGTCGGTTAGGAGAGCCTCTCCACTCGCACCACGAGCCGCGCTGGGCCGCCATATCGCTTGGTCGCGCGCCCGTCCGCAATCTGCGCGTCGTCGCCGAACACGATAGCGAGCGGCAATCGGTCGTGTGACGCCAGCGATTCGTTCTTGCCGATGCAGTCGCCGACGAGCTTGGCGAGGTTGTCGTAGTCAGGCTTCGCGGTGTGCCAGTGTGTCGCCGCTACCTTCTTCTTCGGCCACGAGGCTGGATACTCAAACACGCAATCGACGGTTAGGCGCAACGGTCCTTCGAGCGGCGTGGCGCTCAATTCCAGCATTTTCGCGTAGGCGACCGCACGCACCTGAAGCATGTAATCGCGCTGTTTCGGCGGAGTGAACCGCCGCCGCGTGGATCCGCCGCCAGCGCGCGCAAACGGCACTGGCGGACCAAACACGACAAACTCGACGTAATCAGTCATCGCGCCGCGTATTCATGTTCGATCGCGCTTGGGCGCGCTTGATATGCCCGCGAAATCGTTGGGAGTGACCTTGCCGCCCGTCGCCTTCATGATCCGCGTCGCCAGCCTCATAGACGGCGCGCAACCACCCAGTTTCACCCGGTTGATCGTGGACTGCGAACAGCCCACAACGCGGGCCAAGTCGGCCTCTGTCAGCCGCTCTTGTTCGATGAAATCAGAAAGCGTCATTTACCCCCCGTACACGAAAAGATTATGCGTGTAAAGGGTTGACTTGATAATCCGCGTGGCGTATTTTCCGAAACAGAAAAACGAGGGATTGCACATGTCTATCAGCTACCCGAGCATATACGACGCCGCGAGGGTCGTCGCCGAGATGAACGAATATGACAAACATGTTTGGGTCGATCTTTGGTTCTTCGGAAAAGAACCAAAATGGGCGAGGAAATACGGACCGCCATCGGCGGGTCCAGACCGCATCACTATCCATTTCGAGCCGGAATCGCTCGGGAAATTCCAAATGCTCGCCGAAGCAATCAACCATATTTTCGGCGAACCCACCAATCCGAGCGCGGCGGAACCCGCGCAATCCGAGGACAGCAACAATGGCGTTTGAAAAAACAGTCAAATACCGCACGCCAGATGGCGTTGAGCACGAGAG